TGTAGATGCAATATTAACCACCAAGGGCCGTCAATTATTGGCTCGTAACGATGGTTCATTTCAAATTACGCAATTTTCATTAGCTGATGATGAAATTGATTATACTTTGTATAATCCTTACCACCCATCAGGCTCAGCATATTATGGCGAGGCTATTGAAGCAATGCCTGTAACTGAAGCGTTCCCTAATGATTCACAAATTATGCGTTATAAATTGGTAACTTTACCTCGTGGTACATCACGTTTACCAGTTGTTAATGTTGGTTATAATAGTATTTCATTACGTCAAGGTGCTTCATTAACAATTACTCCACAAACACTTAATTACTTAGGTGCTACAAGTACATTTGAAGCAAACGGATATATTGTAACTGTTTCTGATTCAAGATTATTATCTTCATTCTCAGGTACAGGTATAACAGTAACAACCCCAGCAACAGGATTAAATACAACTTCAGGTACTGTTCTTTCAACTAGCCAAGTTGGTACTTCATTCACATTAACAGGTACAACAATTAATACTTTATTTGGATCAAGTTTGACTACTCTAACAACTACACTTACCGTTATTGGTAGAGATAGTGGAGCTAGAATTACTATCCCATTAAACATACAAAAAGTAGCCACAGTTTAAAATAATATAAACAATGTCATTTACAAGATACAATACAGAAGATTCAGTAGTTAGCTCAGAAACCGTAGTACGCGGATTATGGAGTGGTGACTATAATAGTTTATCTTCATTTTATACATCAAGCAACCAAACTGAATATTATTTAGATGTTTATGATTCAAACACAACAACTAACCCATCAGCTTCTATTCAATTTGATATTCAATTTGGTAACGTAAATGGATCAGGTTCAGCTCCAATTAATACAGCTGTTCTTGGTTATAGCCCATCTCGTATAGTGTATGGCCAATATAGAAATTTAGTTTATGGAACTGAAACTACAAATTTTAGCTTTGATGGTGGAACAACTACTTCAGATTCAATTTATATAATTAATATTTCTAGAGCTCGTTATAAAGAATCTTTATTACCTGGCTCTTTTAATTTAGCTTTAAAAGGTACTGCAACAAGTTCTTTATTCTTAACAGATGATAGTGGTACTACAAATTTAACTCGTTTCTTAGGTGAAAATAGATATTTTAATATTATAAGTGGTAGTAATGGTGCTTATTATACTACAGGCACTCCATCAACATATTATGGTTTATTTTTCCCTGATTTGAATATAGCTGTATTAAATGCTAATGCATTAACAGCAAGTGTTGGAGGTGGATATTTTGTAACTTCTAGTTTAGGAAGTGGAACTGCTTACAACCATAGAAATTTATTTGATTCAATTAATAGAGGAAATGTTACAGGTAGTTTTACTTTAAAATCATCTGAAACTATTTCTGCACGTTATTTCTTTACACGTATTAAAAATAGTGAGTATAATTACACATCAAACCCATCTATTATAGATGCAAACGGTAATTTAAATTATACTTCTTTAATTAATAATCCTCAAACATACATTACAACAGTAGGTATGTACAACGATAATAATGAATTGTTAGCTGTAGCTAAATTAAGCAAACCATTAGTAAAAGACTTCACAAAAGAAGCATTAATTCGAGTTAAGTTAGATTATTAATTTATGTATGTCATCATTCAAACAACTAAGCAAATCAGACGTTACGCATGTTTCCTATGCTGCAAATAAGCAGTGGAATCTAACTTATCCTTTAGGATATCCGAATAATGATAGTTATGTAACAATTTATAAAGGTACTAATGTTTCTGGTACTTTTGATAGCACAATGGATCCTATAACTGAGGGTCAATATGAGCGTTTAATTTATGATCAAGTTGATCATTTATTTTATCATGTATTTAGTGGTTCATTTTTAAATACTTCTTCTTTAGCTAATTCATTTTTATATGAATCAGCTTCTCAACAATACGCAACTTCATCATATTTTATTTATGATGAAAATCCTAATTTAATTAAGAATTTTCCTACAGGTGCTAATGCAGGTATTCGTGTATTATCTGTTAGTCAAGATGTATATGGTAATAAATTATTACCTTATAACTTTAAATTATCATCTTCTAATTATAATATAACAGATGATGGTAATGGTAATTTATTTGATATAGGAAGTATTCATGTTGGGAATATTTTTTATCCTCAAGGATTAGCTATTATCACTAATCAAGCTTATCAAAATATATTTCCTTTACCTCCATTAGCTGTAGCTGATTTTATTACAGTTAAAGCAAGTGATTTTACAAAAACAGGTAGCTTTAATCTTTTAGATAATGATATTGTAAGGTCAGGAACTTTTCTTACAAGCTCAATTGCAATTTCAGGAAGTAATAATCAATTGGATATTATTAGACTTACAGGTAGCTTTAGTCAATCAGCAGCAATGTACGCTGATATTAATATTCCTACACCCCCATCAGGTAGTAATATTCCTTATCAACCTATAACATCAAGTAATTATAAATTTTTTACACCAGGAACTTATGATGCTTATTATACTGTACAATCTACAGGCAGTTTTGGACAACTTTTAAGTAATAAAGCATTAGTTAGATTTAATGTTATAGAGCCAGATTGTAATTTTACATTTAATGTTTCCTTTATTAATCCTACTCCTACACCTACAGCAACCCCAACATTAACACCAACATTAACTGCTACTCCAACATTAACAGCTACATCAACTCAAACGTTAACACCAACACAAACACCAACATTAACGGCAACACGAACATTAACACCAACAAATACCCCAACATTAACAGCTACTCAAACAGTAACGTCAACTCAAACACCTACTTTAACAGCTACTCAAACATTAACTGCTACAAATACTCCAACATTAACACCAACACTTACAGCAACAAGAACATTAACACCTACACCTACCCCAACACCTACCCCTACTCAATTAGTTGGTAGTGTAATTATGTACCATGATATTGGTAGTATAGGTCCTGTTGATAGTTATGGATTTATAAGGACTTATAGTACAGATGGTGCTTATATTGGAGATTTTGGTGTTAATCCAGGAGGTACTAGTTTTAATACTGAAAGAGGAGCTAATGCAGGTACTTTCTTAACATATGGTGGTAATTCTGGTACTACTAATGTTGGTGGAAATCAACCAATAAACATTTGGTCTTTCATAAATTATTCTTCAGCTACTGGATATACATGTTATATTAAGGTTAATGGTGTTGAAGTATCAAGTATAATTCATACTGGTGGTGAACAATATGCTTTCTATTCACAAACATGTAGTCCAGGAGCATCATATACAGTTAATATTGGTATACGTTATTAATAGGATTTGGATATTAAATAAAAATTAGTTATATTTTAGTTATGAGTAAAATTTACATTTCTATAGCATCCTATAGAGACCCTCAATTATTACCTACAATACATGATTGTATTGATAATGCAACCAATCCTGAAAATTTAGTTTTTGGTATTGCTTGGCAACATGCTGAGGAAGATACTTGGGATGATTTAAGTGAATTTAGACATGATACTCGTTTTAGAATTGCTAATATTAATTATAAAGATTCTAAAGGAGCATGTTGGGCTAGAAGTGAAATCCATAATTTATATGGTGGTGAAGAATATTATTTACAATTAGACTCGCATCATCGCTTTATTAAAGGTTGGGATACTGAGTGTATTAAAATGATTAAGCAATTACAAAAAAAAGGTCATAAAAAACCTTTATTAACTGCTTACATTTCATCATTTGATCCTGATGATGATCCTGCAGGACGTGTTCAAGAACCTTGGTGGATGACTTTTGATAGATTTATTCCTGAAGGAGCTATATTCTTTTTACCTGCAACCATTCCAGGTTATAAAAAATTAAAATCCCCTATTCCTTCTAGATTTCTTTCAGCACATTTTATTTTTACTTTAGGACAATGGTGTGTTGAAGTACCTTATGACCCTGAGTATTATTTTCATGGTGAGGAAATTTCATTAGCTGTTCGTTCATATACTCATGGTTATGATCTATTTCACCCCCATAAAGTAATTGCTTGGCATGAATATACTCGTAAAGGTAGAACTAAACAATGGGATGATGATAAGGATTGGGTAAATAAAAATAATATAGCTCACAGAAGAAATAGAGCATTATTTGCTATAGATGGTGAATGTAGATGTGAGGTTGATTTAGGAAAATATGATTTTGGCACTGAAAGAAGTTTATTTCAGTATGAAGCATATGCTGGTATTCGTTTTAGAGATAGATCAATTCAACAATATACTAAAGATAATCAATTTACTCCAAACCCAATAATTGTAAGTCCTTTAGATTATGATTTATCTTTTATATCTATATTTAAACATTGTATAGATATTTACCCACATCAAGTACCTTTAGTTGATTATGATTTATGGGTTGTTGCTTTTGAAGATAAAAATGGAAAAGAACTTTATAGACAAGATGCTGATTTAAATGAAATAAATAAAATGAAATCGGATTTTGGAGATGGTTACTATAAAGTATGGAGAGAATTTAGTACACAAACTAAACCATTTAAATGGATAGTTTGGCCACATTCTATAACGGCTGGTTGGTGTGAAAAACTTGAAGGAATTTTACCTTAAAAATTAAATGATGAATATAGTAGTAGCTCAATTTTATACTAGTAATGTGTCTTATGGTCCATATGCCGAAGCAATAAATAAAAAATATTGTAACGAAAAAGGTTATACATATTTTTGTGAAAAAGATGATAATAAAATTAATTCTTCTTTAGACACAAGAGCACCTACTTGGTATAAACCAAAACTAGTAGAAGATGTTATTGCTCAATTTAACCCAGACTATATTTTATTTTTAGATATAGATGCTATTATTTCTAATTTTAATCAAAATATTGAAGATTTTATAGATGAAAATTATAATATGGTGTTTGCTGAAGATGTAGGACACCATAGTGCAATGAATGCAGGTGTATTTTTATTAAAAAATAATGAATGGTCTAAAAATTTTTTAAAAACATGGTGGGATTCTGCTGAAAGTTATAAGGGTAAAGATGCTAGAGATCTTCCAATAATGGAAGAAAATTTAGAAAAAATAGGATATTTTAAACAAGCATTATGGCATGATCAAACATGTCTTACTATGTTGTATGAAAGTAATGAAGATGTAAAAAATAATATTAAAGTTATAAGTAATAGATCATTTAATTATAGAGAGTATAATAAAGATAATTTTATATTTCATGCTTTTGCTTATGGACATTCTTATTACAGAACTTTAGATATAATATATAAAGAAAAATTTGAATCTTCTAACAGTTTAGAAAATATTAATTTAATAGTATACCATATATATTGTGTTGGAAACTATATAGAAGTAGCAACTAAACAATTAAACCGACTTAAAACATCAGGCCTATATGATTGGTGTAATAAATTAGAAATTACTTGTATTAACACATTGGGTGATTTTAGTGCTGTTGAAGAATTAGTAAAAGATTTAGATAAAGTTACTTTAAATAAATTTACAAACAATAGTTATGAATATGAAGGTATAAATAAAGTATGGGAATATTCTCAACAATATAAAGGAAAAGTACTTTATTTTCATACTAAAGGTGTTTCTAATATTTACAATAATCTTAAAGAAAAAAAAGAATCATTTTGTAAAAAACAAGGTATTAACTGGTGGAAAGAAGCAATGGAATATTTTTTAATTGATAATTATCAAGATTGTCTTTTAAAACTAGATGAATATGATCAATGCGGGGTAACAAATAATAATAAATGGTGGTGGGGAAATTTTTGGTGGGCTAATTTATCTTTTATTAGAGCTAACTCTAAACCACATGGTGGGGATAGATGGTATTTTGAAGCATGGTTAAATCACCATAGAAACCCTTCAGTATATGAATTTTATCATTTTGAATTTAATCCATATTATACAAAACTACCTAACGACATTTATATTGATAAAGACAAATATAAAGATTCTAAAATTGAAGTTGTTAGTGCTTATTATGGTACTTTAGGAGAACAACAAGACGAAGGAAAACCATTATTAGAAAGAATAGTAGTTGATGTTACTAAACAAATTAAATCTAATTTAGTTACTCATAATAATAAAGGATTTTGTATTAATGTTGATAATAATATAGCTGGTGATCCTTATTTTGGTGTTTATAAAGCATTAGAAATTTATTTTACAATTGATGAAGAAGAATGTGTTATAACAGTTGATGAAAATCAAAACTTAAAATTCTTATTATAGTATGAATAATAATGTTACGATAGTTACTGGGTTATGGGACTTAGGTAGAGGTAGTATTGAGGGTTGGGCTAAAAGAGATTTCCAACAATATAAGGATAGATTTTTTGAGTTATTACAAACAAATACTCAAATGTCTATTTGGATACCTCGTGATTTAGAGGATGAAGTACGTGCTGTTAGAGGAGATAAACCAACTCAAATCTATATTAAAGAATTAGAAGATTTTAAAACATGGTTTCCATTTTGGGATAAATTGCAATCTATAAGAACTAATCCTGACTGGTATAATATAGCAGGTTGGTTACCTGAATCACCACAAGCAGCATTGGAATATTATAATCCAATGATGATGTGTAAAATGTTTATGGTAAATGATACAGCCATAATGAACCCATCCAACTCAGAATATTTTTATTGGATTGATGGTGGTTTAACATCTACTGTAAACCAAGGTTATTTTAACCATGATAATGTTTTAGATAAATTAGAAGATTATACAGATAGTATTCAAAAAATTACTTATATTACTTACCCATATGATGCTAATAATGAAATACATGGTTTTGAAAGAAACAAAATAGCTGAATATTGTGGTGTAGATTTTGTAAATAAAATTTCTAGAGGTGGTTTTTGGGGAGGTGCTAAAAAACAAATCCATCAATTAAATTCATTTTATTATGAAATATTACATGATACAATGAATAGTAATTATATGGGAGCTGATGAATGTTTATTTACAATACTAACATATAAACACCCAGAATTAATACAACCGTTTGAAATTGAAGGAAATGGTTTAGTATGGCCGTTTTTTGAAATATTAAAAGATTTTGAATTACCTGAAAATATTAAAACACCATTTTCTAAATTAAAAACTAATTTGTATGTTGTAGGTTATAATTCCCCAACACAATTTAAAGCTTTATTAGAATCTTTTAAAAATAGTGATAAAAATTTTTTAGATAAACCTAATAAGTATTTATTAAATAATTCAACAGATAGAGGTACAGATGATGAATATGCCCAATTATGTAGTGAGTATGGGTTTGAGGAAATTAAAAAAGATAATATAGGAATTTGTGGTGGTAGACAATTTTGTGCTGAACATTTTGATCAAAGCGATGCTGATTATTATGTATTTTTTGAAGATGATATGTTATTACATGAAAAAAAAGATACATATTGTCACAATGGATTTAGAAATTATGTAGATGGTTTATTTGATAAAACATTAAAAATAATACATGATGAGGGGTATGATTATCTTAAATTAAACTTTACAGAAGTTTATGGTGATAATGCTACTCAATGGGCTTGGTATAATGTGCCTCAAAATCTTAGGGAACAATTTTGGCCTAAAAATCGTAAACTTCCTATACAAGGTTTAGACCCTAACGCACCTAGAACACAGTTTAATGTTATTAAAAAATCAGACGATTTAACATATATTGAAGGTGAAGTGCATTATTGTAATTGGCCATTATGGTTTGGTAGAAAAGGCAATACAAAAATATTCCTAGATACTAAATGGGCTCACCCAATGGAACAAACATGGATGAGTTTTGTATATCAATTACAAAGAGATAATATTATTAAACCTGCTATATTATTATTATCTCCGATTAACCATAATCGAATATACTATTATCCAGGTGAAGAAAGACGTGAAAATTAAATATTTATATAAAATAACAACATAGCTTTGGCAGTATCAGGTACATATATATTACAACTAAATTCAGGTACATCACCAGGTCCCTACACAATATACGCAGATACAATTGACAGTAATCCTGTTGAAATGAACGTTTCTGCAACTAGATTAAGAAATAGTGTTATTTGTACTGTTACCCCACAACCAACTCAATTTATAATAGTAAATAATAATCCCGCTTGTAATAACCATTATATAGTTTCAGTTTCAGCACCTGCACCCCCAGCAACACCAACACCTACAAGCACGCCGAATCCGTCACCAACAATGACTCCAACTATTACTGCAACAAATACACAAACAGCTACACCTACTCCTTCACCTACAAATACTCCAACAATTGCACCTACTTTAACACCAACTCTTACAGCAACATCTACACCTGCTGCTTTAGTATCAGTTACTGTTAACTTAACAATAGATGCTGGTAATACAGGTTATACTCAAATTTACTACCCATCATCTAATGGTGGTTCATTAATATTACAAAGAACATTAACTTCTACAGGCACAACCACATTTAATGTACCTTCAGGAAATAGATTCTATGTAATAACATTGCAGCAATCTAGAGCATATGCATACCAATTATCAGAAATTATTTATAGTATAAACGGTGTTCCTGATGCTAATAGTCCTTACCTTAAAACACTTAATGTTGCTAATGAACTTATTAGTATTCCTACTTATGGTGGTGATGGTCATCCTACAATAACTTATGGAAATACTTATGTTGTAGATACTTATATTGGTAACCAACGATAATTTTTAACAATGCCTTTAAATAGCGGATCATTTACTTTATCATTTAAAAACGAACATATCCTTTATGAAAATGAAGTACGTTGTGTTGTTAAAGAAAGTGAATTTAATTTATCGTATAATCCAACTTTAGTAAATAATTATTCAAGTGGATCTTTAAAATCATTCGCTACTGGCTCTGCACTACCATCAGGTTCTTATTTTACACCTTATGCTACAGGAATAGGTTTATATAATGATGATGGTGATTTATTAGCGGTAGCTAAATTTGGTAAACCAATTTTAATGTCACCTTATACTGACATGACCTTTGTTGTGAAATATGATGTCTAAATGGAAAAGTTGGGATATAATTGATCCCACAAAATATTATGGTTTTGTTTACTGTATTACTAACGAAATAACAGGTAAGTTTTACATTGGTAAAAAAGCATTCTTTCATAATAAGAAGCATAAATTAACCCAAAAACAATTAGCTGAACAAACAGGACCTGGTCGTAAACCAAAGTTTGAAATAATTCAAAGTGAAAGCGATTGGCAAACGTATTGGGGTTCTAATAAGCAATTACTTGCTGATGTTAAACAATATGGTGAGGAAAATTTTACTCGTTGGATTTATAGACAATGCAAAACTAAAAAACAACTAACATACTATGAAATGCACTATCAGTGTAAATATGAGTGTTTAACTAGTCCTAGTATGTCTTATAATGATAATATATTAGGTAAATTTTTTACTAAAGATTTGATTGAGGCAGAATAAGATGTTATATTCACGGTTATGGAAAATGCAGCATTACTGCTATTAGTAGAATCCGTTTTAGGTAAGGGGCAGGTCACAAGTAAAGGCAATTACGCTTTTAAGTGTCCGTTTTGTGCACATCATAAGCAAAAACTAGAGGTATCACTACGTACTACAGCTAAACGTGAAAATTTTTGGCATTGTTGGGTATGTGATTCTAAAGGTAAATCTATACGTGCGTTATTTAAACGCGCTAAAGCGTCGCCTGATCGATTTAAAGACCTGGATCTGCTCATTCAACCTACAGCTAATGATATTATTGTATCTAGCGAAGCACTCGTTTTACCCGCCGAATATATCGCATTAAACGATATTTACTTGGATAAAGTCACTCAAATAGAGGCTAAACACGCATTAAAATTTCTAACAAAACGTAACGTAACTAAAAACGATATTTTAAAATATAATATTGGTTTCTGCAAAGAAGGGTCGTATGGTGGACGAATAATAATACCATCATATGATGCAAATGGTATTTTAAATTACTTCGTTGCTCGCGCTTACAAAGAATCAGA